GGCCAACCTTATTTATTTGGAGATCAAAACCCAAAAGGTTATTGGGAAACAGGATCTTCCCAAATATTAACTTCTTCTCAATATTTAGGAACTCAATATGGAAACATACAGCAAACTGTAACCTCTTCTGAGGATTTTGGATTTCCCCCTATTAGTGAGATTTTTGAAGTTAAGGTTGGAGATAAGATAAGATTTGAATATAATAAGGAAAACACCTATACCATATATAAAGTTATAACTCCTTTTAGTCCTATAAGTTCAGGAAGTAGGATTTACTTAACTTTAAATAAACCTATTCCTCCTAATATAAATACTAATAATTTTGTTATATATAGAAATAAAATAGATGGTAAATATGTCACACTAGATGTAACTAAAAACGAATTAGAAACCACGGAATTTACAGGTATTATAATTCCCCAATACCCTAGTGAAAGATTATCAAACAACATAGAAAGTATTCTTACACAATTAAAACAAGATGGGATAATTGAGGAATAATTTTATATATATTTATTACATATAATTGAAAAACAAACAATGGGATATTTAAATAACGCAGTAATAACAGTAGATGCCATTTTAACTAATAAAGGCAGGGAATTACTCGCAAGAGGTGATGGTTCTTTTAAAATCACACAATTTGCACTCTCAGATGATGAAATAGATTATACTCTATATAACCCTACTCACCCTTCAGGAAGTGCTTTTTATGGGCAAGCTTTAGAAAATATGCCCTTGTTAGAAGCCTTCCCAGAAACTACTCAAAATCTAAGGTATAAATTAGTAACTTTACCTAGAGGCACTGCTAAGATGCCTGTATTAGATTTGGGTATCTCACAAATTACTCTTAAGCAAGGAGCTTCTATAGTTATAACACCTCAAACTCTAAACTATTTAGGAGCTAACCAAGTATTTGAATCTAGTGGGTACACCGCAACTATAGCAGATGTAAGAACTATGAATTCTTTCCAAGGAGTAGGTATAACATCGGTTCAGGCTACTAATTTAAATTCTACTCAAACTTTAGGTACTAATGTGTCTAAAACAGTTATAGGTACTTCAATTAATTTAACAGCTACTACAGTTAATACATTATTTGGTACTAACCAAACCCAATTAAACACTACACTTCAAGTTATAGGTAGAGATAGTGGGGCTAGAATAACTATTCCTGTTAGAGTAACTAAAACAACAACATAATTAAGATATGTCATTTAAAAGATTAGAACCAGACGATTTTTTAATCAGTGCTGATAGTATTACAGCAGGAGCATGGACAGGTAATAATTCTACTTTAACTAGCTTTAATAAATCAACTACTCAAGAAGGAGGTGCTAGTGGTAATTATTATTTAAATGTTTACCAAACAACTGCTACCAATACTAATGCTCAAGTTCAATTTAATATAGCTTATGGTGATTCTAAAGGATCAGGATCTGTATATTTTGATCCTGGGATTGTAGGGAAATCTCCTACGTCTACAATATATGGTCAATTCCAAAATATTGTTTTAGGAGATGAAAATACAGATTTTAATTTTGGAGGTACTACCATAAATAATTTTTATGCTTTATCTATTAATAGAGCAAGATTTAAAGGAAATCTTCTTCCGGGTACTATGACTTTAACACTAGCCTCAGGCTCAGATGGAGAAATTATTTCTTTAACAGATAATAGTGTAAATGCTTCTTCTGTTACTTTTAATGAAGCAGGAAGAGTATTTCAAATTTTAAGCGGATCGGCAGGAAGTGTTACTACCTCTCAGATTACGGATGACGCAGGAGTAACATATACTGCTGGTTATACTCCCTCAGGTTCTTATGGTTTATTCCTTCCAGATATCGGAACTCTACTTTTAAACCCAGCTGCTTTAGATTTACCTTATACTTCGGGAGGTATTGATTTAGAAACTGATAGAACTCCTAATAACGATTCTGATAATAATAATACTTTATTCCAAAGAATATCTAATGCTAACGCATCTAGTTTTACTTTAAACAGTCAAGAGAATCTTACTTCTGATTATGTCTTTATTAGGGCTAGAAATAGTGAATTTAATTACTCCGCAAATCCTTCATTTATTAGTGGTTCTACGGGAGAAGTAATTTTTAATGATTTTATTAATAATCCTACAACATATATTACTACAGTAGGATTATATAATGATCAAAATGAATTGTTAGCAGTAGCTAAATTATCAAAGCCTCTTAAGAAAGACTTTACTAAAGAAGCCTTAATTAGAGTTAAGCTAGACTTCTAATGAATGAGTTACTTAAAGTCACTAACCAGTAAGGATGTAATTGTAACCCCGTTTACAGTCCATAAAACATTTAAATATGATGGACAAATCCCAGGATATAATGTTAGTGGGCCCTTTCAAATTACAGGATCTAATACTCCTTATCCCCTTGCTAACGGAGGTATTGGTACAGGAAGTGCTTCATTGGTTTATCATTCTATAAAACAATTATATTTTTCAAATTACTTAGAAAACCCATTCTCAGGACAATTATCTAATATTGCTACTGCTAGTTTTAATCCTGATGGTACAGTTACAGGACCTCGTTCTACTACTAATTATATAAATAATATTCAATCTATTGATGAACTTAGAAAGTTTCCAACTCAAAGTTCAGATGGTGGTAGTATTGGAAAAATTAATGTAATTTCTATCCCTCAAAAATTATTTGGGGAAAGAATAAAACCAGGAAGTTTAATAAACTCTGTTTCTAATGATTTAGTAGATGATGGACAAGGTAATTATAACTTATTAGGAATAGTAACAGGTAGTATAATATACGATGCGGGATTAATTATAATAACAGGAAATAATGGTAATTTAGGATCATTCTCCCCACTTTCTAATTTACAATGGGAATCAACTACTACCATTTATGAAACCCAATATAAATGTACTATTAGAGCTAACGAATTTAATCATTCATTAAACCCCAGTTTACTTACAACTTATGGGAATAATGGTATACTAAATTCGGGTAGTGCTACTTATAAAGATTTTGTAACAGGATCAGACTTTTCTCCCTATGTTACCACAGTAGGATTATATAATGATAATCAAGAATTATTAGCAGTAGCTAAATTAGCTCAACCTCTTCCTACTTCCCAAACTACGGATACAACAATATTAATAAACATAGATAGATGAATTGGTTATATAATGGAAAAGAAATCACAGACATATCACAATTTCCACCTAATACATTTGGGTTTGTCTACCAAGTAATTACCCCCGAAGGTAAAAAATATGTGGGTAAAAAAGTATTATACCACAATCAAAAACGAAAGAAAACCCGCGCAGAACTAGCTGAGCAACAAGGCAGAGGAAGGAAAGGTTTGTATAAAATCGTTAGTAAGGAAAGTGATTGGAAGACGTATGTAGGATCAAATACAAATTTGAAACGTCAAATAACTGAAGGAGAAGTTACGAAGGAATCTTTGAAAAGACAAATTCTTGAAATCGCTCTCAATAAAAAACACCTTACATACCTAGAAACTAAATATCTATTTCAGCTAGAGGTATTAGAACAACCAGATAAATACTTCAACGATAATATACTTGGAAAGTTCTTTACCTCAGACTTTGATTTCTAAATTATTATTCGTACATTTAGTTTCATGATTAATCCCTTACTAGTAACACTAGTTGATTCTGTCTTAGGAAAAGGATACAAAACAGCAAGAGGTAATTACGCTTACCATTGTCCTTTCTGTAAACATCACAAACCCAAGTTAGAGGTTAATTTTACAGAAAATAAAAAAGGACATAACCCTTGGCATTGTTGGGTGTGTAACACCAGAGGAAAAACTATCCCTAATCTGCTAAAAAAAGCAGAAGCATACGATAGAATTGAAGAAGCTAAACGATTAATCCCTCAGGGTTCATTTGTTGAAGAGGTAATAATTCACCAAGAATTATCCCTTCCTAAGGAATATACCCCATTTATAGATAAACCCTCCAGCTTAATGGCTAGACATGCCCTAGCTTACCTTAAAAAAAGAGGTGTAACACCAGATGATATGATTAAATATCATATGGGTTATTGTGAGAAAGGAGAATATCAAAATATGATTATTATTCCTTCATACGATGCTAATGGTAACCTAAATTATTTTACAGCTCGTAGTTTTGAAAAAGAACCATTCCGTAAATACAAAAACCCATCAGTATCTCGCGATATTGTGCCATTTGAAATGTTTATAAATTGGAATAGCCCGTTGGTATTGTGCGAAGGACCATTTGATGCCATAGCCATCAAACGAAATGCTATCCCGCTTTTAGGAAAAAATATACAAACAAACCTGATGAAGAAAATTGTTTCTTCTAAGGTTGAAAAAATATACATAGCCCTTGATAGCGATGCTATTAAGTCATCTCTTAAATTT